CTGATGAAGAAAAGTTTGATCAGATGGTCAACTACCTGTTGCACCATGGGGAAGGTGATTTTGTATGTTATCGAAAAATAAGATGGTAAAAGCAAGAAAAGCAATTGAATCTTTATATGATGGTAAATGCACAATCACTGAACACCAAAAAGTTCAGAAAGAAAACAAGTCCACTGGTTTTCAGGATGTTATTGTTCAGGAAGAAATTCCTTGCAGACTGTCCTTCAAGACAGTGAACAATGCAAACCAAACTGAAACTGCTGCTTCCATTGTTCAAATCACAAAGGTGTTCCTTGCACCTGAAATTCAGGTCAAGCCTGGTTCAAAACTGACCATCACACAGAATGGTGTGACTACTGACTACAAGTCCAGTGGTGAACCTGCTTTTTATAGCACACACCAGGAAATTGTTCTTGAACTTTTCAAGGGGTGGGCATAATGGCAAGGAATGGAAGTGTGAATTTTCGTGACCTGGACAGATTCAGACAGCAGGTTGAATCATCCCTTGGTGCAAACCAGGTTGATCAATTCATTGAATCATGTGCAAAAGAACTTGCTGCAAGGTTGCTTGCAAAAGTTATCAAAAGGACACCTGTTGGACAATATCCCAAAGGTTCAGGAAAAAAAGGTGGTACTTTAAGAAGGGGATGGACAAATGGAAAAAGTCAGGCTGCATCTGCTTATGCAGGAAGTCTGAAAGTCAACCACTTTGGCAATGTCTATGTCATTGAAATCATCAACCCTGTTGAATATGCTTCTTATGTTGAATTTGGGCATAGAACCAGGGGTGGTGATGGATGGGTGGAAGGCAAATTCATGTTGACCATTTCTGAACAAGAAGTTGAAAATGATGCACCAAAGGTTCTTGAAAACAAACTCAAAAAGAAATTGGGGGAATGTTTCAAATGATACAAAAAATCATAGATGGAATCAGTGTTGCAATCAATTCATGCTTCGGTGAAGGTTATGAAATTTATACAGAATCCATTGAACAAGGTCTGCAAGAACCTTGTTTTTCCATTATATGCTTGAACCCTTCTATTGAACAGTTCCTTGGAAAAAGGTATTTCAGGACAAATCAGTTCTGCATTCACTTCTTCCCTGGTTCTGATGAAAAAAGGTCTGAATGCTATTCAGTATTAGAACAATTGATGGACTGCTTGGAAATCATCACAGTTGATGGTGACCAGTGCAGGGGTTCAAAGATGACTGGTGAAGTTGTTGATGACATGCTTCACTTCTTTGTGAATTATGACATGTTTGTCTATAAACAGGCTGCACCTGAACCAGTCATGGAAACTGTCAGTCATAACACTAATGTGAAAGGATGATGAAAGATGGCAACTAAACAGAAAGAAAAGCAGGATGCAATGTTCAGCAAAGAACAGATCCTTGCTTCCAACAAATATGCAGACAGAAGGGATGCACTTGATGCAATCCTGGAAGACAATGGTGTCTATACCATTGAACAGGTTGATTCCCTTCTTGAAAAATTTATGAAAGGAAAGGTGAACTAATATGGCATTAGGCGGTGGAACTTTTGTGGCACAGAACAAAGTGCTTCCTGGTGCTTATATCAACTTTGTTTCCCTTGCTGCTGCAAGTGCAACATTGTCTGATAGAGGTATCGCAACCATGCCCCTTGAACTTGATTGGGGTGTTGAAGGTGCAGTGTTTGAAGTCACAAATGCAGATTTTCAGAAGAATTCCATGAAGATCTTTGGATATTCTTTTGATCATGAAAAAATGAAGGGTCTTCGTGATCTGTTCATGAACATCACAACTTTATATGCTTATCGTCTGAATGGCGGTGGCAATAAGGCAACCAACACTTATGCAACTGCAAAGTTTGGTGGTGTTCGTGGTAATGATTTGAAGATCGTTATTCAGAAGAATGTGGATGATGCATCCATGTTTGATGTGAAGACTGTCCTTGGTAGCACTGTTGTTGACACACAGACTGTTGCAAAGGCTGCTGACCTGGTTGCAAATGATTTTGTGACTTGGAAGACTGCTGAACTTGCAGTGACAGCAGGCATTGCACTTGAAGGTGGTGCAAATGGTGCTGTTGATGGTTCTGCACATCAGAACTATCTTGACAAGATTGAAGCATATTCCTTCAATGCCCTTGGTGTTGTAACCAAGGAAGAAAGCATCAAAGGTCTTTATGAAAGTTTTGTCAAAAGACTTCGTGATGAAGTTGGTGCTAAATTCCAGGCGGTTCTTTATAACAAGGCTGCTGATTATGAAGGTGTCATCAATGTCAAGAACAAGGTCACTGATGAAGGTTGGGATGAATCCTGTCTTGTTTATTGGGTGACTGGTATTGCAGCAGGTTGTGCAGTGAACAAGTCTAACCTGAACAAGATCTATGATGGTGAATTCACTGTTGATGTGGACTACACACAGACACAGTTGACCAATGCTATTCAGGCAGGTGAATTTGTACTTCATCAGGTTGGTTCTGATGTTCGTGTACTTGAAGACATCAATTCCCTTGTGACTACTTCTGACACCAAGGGTGACATCTTCAAGGACAATCAGACAATCAGGGTCATTGATCAGATTGCAAATGACATTGCAGTCCTGTTCAATACCAAATACCTTGGTGTTGTTCCTAATGATGCAGCAGGCAGAATCAGTCTTTGGACTGACATTGTAAAACATCATGAACAGATGCAGGACATCAGAGCAATTGAAGATTTCAGTGATGAAGATGTGACTGTTTCCCAGGGTAACACAAAGAAGGCTGTTGTTGTTAATGATGCGGTGACTGTTGTCAATGCAATGGCAAAGTTGTATATGACAGTCACTATTGCATAAGAAAGGGGTGAATCAGGATGTCTAATATTACAATGAAAGCAAAAGATGCGATTTCTGCAAAATTGGCTGAATGTTTCGCAACGATTGGAAACAACAGATATAATTTCATGCAGGCAATCAATTTTGAAGCAAATTTTGAAAAGACAAAGGCAGAAGTTCCTATTCTTGGAAAGACTGGTACTGGTAACAAGGCTACTGGTTGGAAAGGAACTGGTTCTGCTACTTTCCATTATAACACTTCGATTTTCAGAGAAATGATGTTGAAGTACAAGGAAACTGGTGAAGACATCTATTTTGAAATTCAGGTCACCAATGAAGATCCCACAAGTGCAGCAGGCAGACAGACCCTTGTGTTTGTTGACTGCAACATTGATGGTGGTATTCTTGCAAAGTTTGATGCAGATGGTGAATACCTTGATGAAGATATGGACTTCACTTTTGAAGACTTCAAGATGCCTGAAACTTTCAAGTTGCTTGATGGTATGCAGTAAATTCTTGACCCCTATGTCTTCAATGAAGGCATAGGGGTTTATTTTTATTTATGACGAAAAAAGAAAGGTGGTAAAAACCATGTCTAATTTTAGCAGATTTATGAAGAAGAACAAAATCACAAAGGAAAACACAACTTTTCCTGCAACCAAATCCCTTGTGGATGAACAGGGCAATCCCCTTCCTTGGACAATCAAGCCTTTGACCACAAAGGAAAATGATGACATCAGGGATGATTGCATGATTGATGTTCCTGTCAAGGGTAAACCTAATGTTTACAGACCTAAACTGAACACTTCCAAGTACATTGCAAAGATGATGTGTGCTTGTATCGTTGAACCTAACCTGTATGACAAGGAATTGCAGGATTCCTATGGTGTGATGACACCTGAAGATCTTCTGAAAGAAATGATTGATGATCCTGGTGAATATCAGGCTTTTGCAACTTTTGTTCAGGACTTCAATGGTTTCAACACCAACTTGGAAGAAAAGGTTGAAGAAGCAAAAAACTAATTGAAGAAGGTGATGCAGAAGCAAACTTTGCACATTTTGCATTGCAGAAACTTCACATCTTACCTTCTGTATTTCTGAACATGGATGACCAAGAAAAAGCCTTTGTGATTGCTTCAATCAAGATCAGAATTGACAAAGAGAAAGAAGCAGCAAAGAAGGCAAAGGTCAAAAAGAAATAGGACAGTCAGGATTGGTCTGATTGTCCTTTATTTATGCCAAGAAAGGCGGTGAAGAATAATGGCAAGTATTTCAACATCAATTGAATTGTATGACAGGGTGTCAGCACCTATCAATAAAATGCTTTCTGCACTTGGAAACATGTGTACTGCATTTGAATCAGTGGAAACTTCCATGGACAGTGGTTTTGACACATCTGCAATTGAAGAAGCAAGAAGGGCAACAGAACAGGCTGCACTTGAAGTGATTCAACTTGGAAATGACATTGAACAGAACCAAGACCATCAGGAAAACTACAACAGATCTGTCAGAAGCGGTGCATCTGCTATGGATGGACTGACCAGGAAGGTTGCAGGTCTTGTTGCAACTTATGTGTCTTTGCAGACAGTTTCAAAAGCAATGGATTTGTCTGACACAATGACACAGACCACTGCAAGACTGGACATGATGAATGATGGTTTGCAGACCACAGAACAGTTGCAACAAATGATTTATCAGTCTGCACAAAGGTCAAGGGGTTCTTATCAGGAATCTGCTGATGCAGTTGCAAAGATGGGAATCATGGCAAAGGATGCTTTCAACAGCAATGCAGAACTGGTTGCTTTTGTGGAACAGTTGAACAAACAGTTCACGATTGCAGGAACTTCACAGGAAGGTGTTTCTGCTGCAATGTTGCAGTTGACACAGGCAATGTCCAGTGGTGTCCTTCGTGGTGAAGAACTGAACAGTGTGTTTGAACAAGCACCAACAATCATTCAGTCTATTGCAGATTATTTGGATGTTCCAATTGGTCAAATCAGGGAAATGGCAGCAGAAGGACAGATCAGTTCTGAAATTGTCAAAAATGCCCTGTTAAGTGCAGCAGAAGAAACTGATGCAAAGTTTGCACAGATGCCTATGACTTGGGGTCAGGTGTTCACATCAGTGAAAAATCAGGCTTTGATGGCATTTCAACCAGTCCTGGACAAAATCAATGAGATTGCAAACAACCCTGATTTTCAGGTGTTTGCTTCCAATGCAGTTGGTGCATTGTCCACAATAGCAATGTATCTGTTGCAGATCATGGAATTTGCAGGAATGGTGGCAACCTTCATTGGTGAAAACTGGTCAATCATTGCACCAATTGTGATGGGAATTGTCACTGCACTTGGTCTTTATGCAGGTGCTTCAATGGTTATCAACACAATCAATGGAATTTCTGCAATGATGGAATCCACAAAGGCAGCAGCACAAATGATGGCAACTGGTGCAACCCTGGCAGAAACTGCTGCACAGCATGGTCTGAATGCTGCTTTGATGGCATGTCCTTTGACCTGGATCATTCTTCTGATCATTGCAATCATTGCAATCATTTATGCAGTATGTTCAGCAATTGCAAAACTGACTGGTGTTGCAAATAGTGGCTTTGGTGTCATCACAGGTGGAATCAATGTTGTCATTCAATTCTTCAAAAACTTGGGTCTT